CCGGGAGTCATCATGGGTGTCATTGGTCGACTGACCACAAACCCTGTAACTGTCTCGCTTTGACGTTTACTACGTCTCTTGTTCCGGGCTGTCTTGCCACCCGGTGTCATATTATTTGAATTTTTATTTTTGTTATTCATCTTCACAATATTTACCACTAATATTGTCATTAAAGACTAGAAGGGAGCTCCCTGGATGTCCGATAAATCGGCTTCCCAGTCGCAGCCCGGTTTGTACTCCCAGTTACGGTAGTACTCCTCGAGGGCCACTTGCTCATCGGGTGTTATGTCGAAGGCCACAAAGAAGGAGTAACGAGCGTCACTACTTACTTCTTCATGCCGAGCGTGTAGTCCTTTGGCCATTGTGGACATGCCACTTTGCCACCCAACGGACTTGGTTAGCTTACTTGGTTTCCCATGCCTCACAAAAGAATTATACATCTCCTGCATGACTGGTACTCCACTGGTAATTGCCAACCCACACTCCCCAACTGCTCCCATCCACTTGGACGAAGCTGTTGGTTTGGATATGTCAAACAAGCAGATTGAATCTTTCTCGCGGGACTTATTAAAACCCCTGCACATAACGAGACCGTGGTGTCCATATACTGGTTTGCACTGGCAGAATTCCACCTCGTGTATATCATATACGGGTTTCTCTCTGGTCATCACAAACCCCATAAGGTCGAACCACTCATCCAATCCACGTGAAAACTTGTCTAAATGCTCAGCCTCCATAAAGACAACACAGTCATCACCGTTGTTTGCCAACTCCACGTCGACTCCCCTTTCCCTAGCATATGCGTGTATCATCGCACACATGATGAGGCAGTTTCCTAGAGCAGTGTTCATGTCCCCTGAGAAACGCTTACCCTGCACCTTGTACTCCAGCCACCCATCTTCACATCTACCAAACCCAACGTTATCAACTTGCCAGCGTAAGAGCTTCCGAAGCTCGCTGGATTGAAACACTGAGTTGTAGACACTGTGCTCCCATTTTAGCATCTGCGGACTTACGTGTTGATCAAACCGGCTGGCATCTAAACCGAGAGCTACAGGCTTATCAAACCTTGTAAACTTCTTGTTCAGAATGTCAGCAGTTTGCACTGCGTTAAACCCCTTCACAACTACTGGGGTTGCAGATCCGAAGACTTGTTGAATAGCCTTGTAGATCTGATGCTCTATTGGTTTCAGATACCTACCAACACCCACATTATACACTGGCCTCCTTGGCTGGATACATCGTGGTGCCTTATTGGAAGGAACTTTTTCACATTTCACAAAACTGTCACTGTACGCGTCACGTCGCCGTACACCATGGGTGGTGAAGTCTACTACTGCTTGGTCATAGATGGTTCTCTTACGTCCCGTGTACATCTCAGCAAATTGCTCAGGGGAAACAGGGGAGGAGATACCCAACTTAATGACTAGCTCGCGGCGGAAAGCTCGCAACGTTTGAAAAACATGCTTTTCAGCAGGTTCCTCAATTGCTACGTACTCCCCATCCACTTGATGGTAGAAGACCCGCTCTAACAGTGCTGTCTTGAGTGTGTTGAGATTTGGATCGTTAACTTTTAATGTCCTTTGATCATCGGAGATCCCGTTTATTACAAACATCCGACGACTACGACAGGCAGCCTGACTGTTTAGGTGCACGGTCAGCTGTGTGTGCTCGAGATTACTCTCATGCCTCACACCTTGCACCACAGACAAGCCCCCTCAGTCGTCCCTGAACCCGGCAGTCTTCTTGAGTTGTTTATACTCAGACTGTCGGTCAAGGGCAACCATGCAACTGGCCATTTCCATTCCCGCTAACTCATACTTGTCAGGGACGAACGCTGCCGCAATAATCAGCGGTAGCACTCTCTGGATGTGCGTGTGACGGAGGTTGTTTTCCCGCATCACTTCAGTTGCGTACCTTCGAACGGCTCGAAGGTTGGCCTCGGTGGGTTTCGGTGTACCGAATTTAGCTTTTACTGCTGCGGTTATCTCGCGGCAGTAATTACCTTTCAAACCAGCTCGGATTCGACGTTTGACTGTCGCCTCCTCGCGGTCCTCCACCACTAGTCCGGGTCTTGAAACCTCAACTAGCTCTTCACTCAATGCATCATTGCACCCATCCTCAAGGATGCTTAACAGAGTGATGTCTGCGGGCGTTGACCAGTACCACGTGCGAAAAGCACGGAATACGTGGCGTAACCCATAGTAGACTTGCAGAACCCTCGCAAAAGGGGTCAGTAGGCGTACAACACCTCTTCTGACGTATGGGAGGGAGAACCTGGCGAGCTTGTAAGCACACCAAAAATTCAACCCGACCAACGCCAGGATGAGCAGGATTTCTTCCACCGAATAACTCTGAGGTACCAATTCAGAGGAGTGATAACTTTGCTTAGTCGTTTTATCGTAGATTGTAGGCATGATTGGATTAAGAAAAGGGGGGTGGGCGTTTTCCCTGCTTAGGGGTGAAAAAGGAGGAGATTTTCACTCCGTGGACTTATTAGTTATAAGGGGTGTCCACAAACCCCGGTAACATGCCCCACCACGCATGTTACGATGCTAGCCTCTGCTAGCCCTCATAGTCCCTCCTGTGATCGGCCGGGTGCTAACCGACCCGATGCTCTTGGTCAATTTGTTAAATCACAGTATACCCAACATGACCAGTGTAAGGTGTTTGAACGCAGACTAGGACGCTTGAGAGTATTACCAGCGGAATGAATCCCCCTCCGTGCGGTGCTTTGGTAGAAAGCAGTTGCCCCTTGTTGATCGCAGAGGTTGACTAA